CTGGGTGGCGAGCCAGGCCAGGCCGGCGGCGAGGATGCCGAGCAGGGCGCGGCTGGTCCACCAGGGCACGGCGGGCGTGGGGGTGGCGGTGGGGACGACGGGATCCTGGTCGAGCCAGGCGGCATAGGCTTGGTCGGTGCGCGGGCCATAGATGCCGTCCTCCTCCAGGGGCGCGCCCAGGACCTGGTGGGCCCAGCCAATCTCGTTGAGGCGCTGTTGCAGGGCGCGGGTGTCGTCGCGGGTCACAGGAAGCCTCCAGGGGAAAAGGGGTCAGTACCCTTTTCCGTGGGGTGGTCGGCTGGCAATCCCTGTGTGCGGGAAAAGGGTACTGACCCCTTTTCCCCGGTGCCGGGGCGTGGCGCGGCCCAGACGTTGGCGGGCAGCAGGCCCTCGGCGTGGAGGCGGCGCACCTTGGCGGCGGCCTCGCCGACGGTGACGGTGCCGTCCTGGGTGCTGTCCAGGCCCTTGTTGACGGCGTATTCGCGCGAGCCGGCCCGCCATAGGGCGGTTTCACGGCCGCGGCCGATGGCGGCGGGCCACAGGATGGCCATGTAGAGGTCGTCCAGGGTCTGGATGCGCGGGGCGTAGGGGGCGAAGTAGCTCTGGACGTAGCCGAGCTGATGCTCGGCGGTGAGGGCGGCGAGGGCGCGGGTAGTGGTGCCGAGGCCGCCCGCCGTTTTCTCCATGAATTGGATGAGGCCGGTGGCGGAGGATTTGGGGTTGCGCACGCTGGGGCTGAAGGTGCGGCCGGTCTCGAAGGCCATGGCGGCCATCAACCAACTGGCGTGGTCTTCGCTCCACCCCAGGTGGTCGCACAGGGCGAACAGGCGGGCGCGGAAGGGCGGCGAGACACGGGCGCCCCAGCTCAAGGGTAGGGTTTGGATCATGTTACATCGCCTCCAAGATGGCCGCGCGCAGCGCCGCCACGCCGTCCGCGGACAGGCCGCTGCGCGTGGCCGCCGCCGTCGCCCGTTCCGCCGCCGCGCGCGCCGTCTGCTCGCGCACCTCCGCCTCGCGCCGCGCGTTGAGGCTGCTCGCCCGCTCGGTGCGCTCCACCGTGGTGGCCAGATCCTTGAGCATCCGCACCAGCCCCGGCATGGCATCGAGCGCCACCCGCCCGCCGTCCTCGAGCGCCAGACCCGCCTCGAAGGCCAGGCCGTGCACCATCTGGATGATCAACTGCCCGAGCTGCCCCTCCGGGAGCCGCCCGAACTGCCCGATCCAGGTCTCCGCCACCTCGTGGCGCTCGCGCTGCTTCGTCAGCAGCGCGGCAAAGCGTTGCGCGTAGCGGTTCACGGAATCGACGCCCGGCCGCTCCACGTCGCTGCCCAGCTCCTCCAGGAGGTCATGCAGCGCCGCCGTGGCGTCCGCGCGCGTCCAGGCCGGATCGCTGAGCCAGGTGATCAGCGCCGCGCGCGCCGCCTCCGGCAAGCGGTCCACCTTGCTCTTGCGCCCCATCGCCGGTCTCAGGCTCGCGGCCGAGTCACGCCCGGCACCTGCGCCACGCCCTCGGCCACGTCCTGCCCGCGCGCGGTCAGGCGCGGCACCAGCGCCCCCTCGATCTCCTCCACCTGCGCCAGCCCCTGCTCGGCGAGCCAGGCGATCGCCCCGCGCAACTGGTCGCGCGTCGTGCCCAGCCCCAGATCCCGCACCCGATCCAGCAGCAGATATTCGTGCATCCGGTAATCCCCGCCCGCCGCCAGGGTCTGCAGCACCGTCAGGCGCAACCGCTCGCGCAGCAGCTCGGCCAATCTCGTCATGACTACTCCTCGCGCGTCAGCAGCGCCGTGGTCAGGTCCGCCAGCCCGTGGCGGATGTCCCTCAACCCCTCTTGCACGCCCCTCACCTGCGCGTTGAGCGCGCTCATCTCCGATGCCAGCGGGTTGATCCGGTTGTAGAGCTTCTCGAGCTCCATCGCGCCCGGCGCCGCCGCCAGGCGCTCCTCGAGCTGGGTGAGCCGCTCCGCGTGCACCCCGCACGCGCCGCGCCCGGCGAGCTCTACCTCCAGGCGGATCAGGCGCTGCGCGTGCTCGTTCTTCACCGTATTGACGGCGGCCTCCAGGTGCTCGATCTGCGCGCGCCGCACCCGGTCGCGCCCGATCACCCACTGATGCAGGCCGATCGCCATCAGGATCAGCCACTGCAGGAGCGAGACAGCGAAGCCCCACCACTCCACCGTCACGACCCGGGCTCCCCGCGCAGCGCCGCCACCACCCCGCGCCAGGTGAAGCGCGCCAAGGGTTGTTCCGCGCGCGCGCGTCCGTAGAGCACCGTCAGGCCGGCCGCCATCGCCGCCGCCGCCCCCAGCAACAGAACCGCCGCCGGGGCCGCGGCCAGCGCCGCGACGCACGTCGCCGCGCCCGCGCCGATCGCGCCCAGACCGGCCCGCACCGTCAGCGAGGCGAGCGGATGCTTCGGATCCGCTTCCAGGAAGGAGAGGGGAGGAATCTCGGGGGGGGAGGGTCGCTCTAGGGGCATCCGGGGCCGTCCGCGTCGTGTCAACTGGCCCCGATCTTGGCGCGTCACGCCCACTCGCGCGACTAATCCGCCTTGTTCAGCGGCAGCTCGCGCTGGACGCGGCGCACGTGCTGCGCGCGTTGCGCGCGCAGGATCGACCACACCTGATTCTCACTCAGCCCGTGGCGGCGGGCCAGCCCGCGGATACCTCGCCCCTCGCCGCGCGTGCCGTCGTGCGCGGCCCAGATCGCCAGGTCGCGCAGGGCCCGCGCGATCACATCCTTCTTCGGCCAGTACCACTGGGACCCGCCCAGCTCCTCGCACAGCCGCGTCACCAGCTGCACCGCCACCCGCCGCACCGCCGGCGCCGCCAGCTCCGGCAGCGCGCGCGCCAGCGCGTCCGCCAGCAGGTCCGTGAGCTCCGTCAGCCGCGCCGGCCAGACCTCCTCGCGCGCGGCCAGCGCCGCCGCCGCCGCCGGCAGGTCCTCGCCAACACCCCCGAGCAGGTCGCCCCGCGTCTCCGTCGTCATGGTCAATCTCCTCTAACAGCATTTTCTACCTCCTCCGCCGCCGGGGGGGTCGGCAGTTGCACGCCGAGCGTGCGCAACTGCGCGTCCACCGCCGCCAGCTGCGCCCGCAGCGCCCCCGCCATCGGTCCCGCGGCGGTCTCGAACAGGCGCTGCAAACTGCGCCGGTGCCGGATGAGCTCCTGCCGCTCCGCCGCCGCCGTCGCGCGCGGCGCCTCGGGCGCCAACCCCGGGCGATGGCTCGGATGCAGCGGCGCCGCGCTCGCCCGCCCGTGCGCGGCCAGTTGGGCTTGCTGGCGAAACACCACATCGTCCAGATAGCCGTGCCCGGCGAGCGGCAGCGTCAAGGTCCCCGCCTCGCGCGCCGCCAACACCTCCTCGAGGCCGCGCTGCCACGCCGCGGGCGGGGCCGCCACCGTCTCGCGCCCGCGCGTCACCGTCCCCGCGCCGAAGCGCGCCGCCAGCTCCTCCAGCAGCCGCGCCAACTTCGCCATCCGCAGACGCCGCCCCGCCGGGGCATGCAGGTTCAGATAGGGCACCACCAGCCGCGCCAGCTCCGCCGGACACGCCAGCGCCGCCGCCAGCGCCGCCCGCGCCGCCGCATCCGCCAGGAACTCCGGCAGCGCCCGCGCCGTGCCGCACTCCGGGCACACCCCCGCGATCATGCCGGCGACCTGCCGCGCGCCCGCCGCCGCGCCTGGATCTGCAGCATCTGCATCAACTGGGTCAGCCCTTCGTACTCCAGCCACTGCCAGCGTGCCACCCCCAGCGAGCGCGCCGCGATCGCATCGGCATAGGCGTCGGTATAGCCCCCGTCCAGCAGCAGCGCCCGCACCTTGCCCGCGACCGCCTCCTTGGACCAGGCCGCCGGCGTGGCGCGCACCGCCCGCGGCGCGGCTGGCGGCCGCGGCCGCCAGCCGCGCTCGCGCAGCGCCGCCAGCAGGGCCTGGCGCTCCGGCGCCGCCAGCGCCCCCGCGCTGTCGGTATGCCCGCCGTCCACCCCGCCGTCCAGGCGCTGCACCCCGCCCGCCGCCACGCGCACCAAGGCGCGATAGGCGTCCTCGGGCATCCCCAGCCGCGCGCGCGCCAGGTGGATCTGCGCCAGATCGCGTCGCCGCCGGGCGCCATCCTCCCCCCCATTTCCTACCTCCTCCCCCCGCTGTACCCGGTTCATCGCTACACCTCCGCCAGCACGTCGGCCGTGACCCGCTCCAGCCCCAATTCCGCCGCCCGGTTCATCGCCGCCGTGAGCAGGTTCGCGCACGCCAGCGGATAGCACAGGCTCACGGTGGCCGCGCTCGCCCGGGCGGATCGCGGCGTCTGGGTCAGTCGCTCGCGCAACCCCTCGAGCGCCTCCGCGTCCGCGATCGCCTCCAGCGCCGCCCCCGCCCGCCCCAGCTTGTGGCGCAGATAGGGCACCATGTGCGCATCCAGCGCCTGCAGGGTCACCACCTCGCAGCGCTGTACGATCTCCCGAATGCTCGCATCCAGCTCCGAGAGCCGATAGCCCAGCTCCGGTTGCCCCAGCAGCAGCACCGAGAGCAGCGGCACATGCCCCGCGCGCAGCTCCAGATAGCGCTTGAGATGCCGCAGCGTCGGCGTCGGCAGGTCGTGCGCCTCCTCGATCAACAGGCAATGCCGCCGCCCCGTGCGGTGGCTGTCGGCGAGCCGCTCGTGCACTTGCCGAAAGCGCGCCTGACTGTCCTGGCGCACCCGCTCGTGCGGGGCCAGCGTGTGCAGGATCGCCGCCGCGATCTCGCGCGCCGGCAGCGTGCGCCGCCGCCCGCCGCGCTCCTCCATGTCGATCACGTAGGGCTCGATCAAGGTGATCGGCTTGCCCGTGCTCGCAATCCAGTCGTGCAGATCGTCGCGCAAGGTCGTCTTGCCGCTGCCCGACTCCCCCACGATCGCCGTCATCCCGCCGTGCTCCGCCGTCGCGCGCATCGCCTCGCGGCAGTAGCGCATGTCCGGCGTCAGATACAGGTCCGCCCCGCTACGGATCTCCTCCCGAAAGGGGTCCCGCCCCAGGCCCCACAAGGCCCGCGCCCGCGGGCTCAACCGCTGTCCTCGCAACAACATGATGGTGTCCTCCGTCGTGTCATCCGCACGCCCGGCCGCGCCGCGCGCACCCGCCTCGCCCCGGCCCCGGCCACGGCCAGGGCCCAACAACCGCGCCGCCTGCTCCGCCGGCAGCGCGGACTCCCAACCCGCCAGCTCCTCCGCCGTGGCCCCGCGCGCCGCCAGCCAGGCCCGCACCGCCCGACACAGCGCCGCGCGATCGCGCCGGGGCGGCCACTGCTCGTGATTCAGCCACTGCGCCACCCGCGTGCGGTTCAGGTCCAGCGCCGCCGCCAGCGTCGCCTGGCTGCCCGCCCCCTGCGCGCTCAGCCGGGCCACGATCGCCTTGAGCCTCAGCATGGCGGCGCCCCCTTGGCCGGCCCACTCAACCCCGCGGCGTCCGTCGCCGTGACCCACGCCTCCGCCAACTGCGCCAGCCAGTCCGCGCCGGCCACCGTGTCCGGGTCGTGCGGATCGCTCGCGCGCAGCTCCCTGGCCTGCTCCCGCACCTGCCTGGCGAGCGCATCGCCCGCCCGGCGCAACCCGCTCAAGTCCTGCCGCGTCAAGATCGCCATACCGTCCTCCCGTAAAGTAGTAAAAAAAGGGGTCAGTACCCTTTTTCCTTGGCGGCACACCTCTCCCGGTAACACGTCTCCAAAGGAGAAAGGGTACTGACCCTTTTTCAGCCTATCGCCCATGGCCTACCGCCTGACCAGCCGCGGCGGCGGCCGGTGGCGCGGCGTCGATCGTCTCGGCCGCGGCGGCGAGCAGACGCTCCAGCTCCGCCTCCGGGATCGCCGCGCCGTAGCGTTGGCGCAGCCAGGCCGCCTCTTCCGGCGCGATCGGCCCGTCGCGGGCCGCGCGCAAGCGCCCCAGCGCCCGCACCAGGGGCACCGGCGGGCGTTGATCCTCCGGCGCGCACGCCGCGATCGCCTCGCCGCGCCGCGGCAGATAGGTCACGCGCGGGATCTCCGCCAGGTGCGTGTGGGCGTTCAGGGTCCCGCCGAAGGGGGCAACATGGTTGCGCCGGGCGCGCCGGGCCCGCTCCGCGGCGGCGGGGGCGGCAGCGGCGGCGGCGGCGGCGGCGGCGGCAGCGGGGGCAGCGGGGGCGGCGGCGGCGGCAGCGGGGGCAGCGGGGGCGGCGGCGGCGTCCGCCGCCAACCGCGGGGCCGGATAGGCCAACCCGTCCAGGCGCTCGCGCACCCGCTCCGCCTCGCGCTCGCGCGGGGCGCGAAAGGTCTCGCCGATGATCGCCGCCGACAGCGGCCGGCCGTAATCGTCCAGGTCCAGCTCCGGCGCCAGTCGCCAGGTCTGCGTCTCGCCGCTCGGCGCCGTCCAGCGCAGCCGGATCAGCCCCTGCGCCCCGTCCTCGCCGAGCAGCAACGGGCTCACCAGTACCGTGTCGCCACGGTGGATCTCCGCGATGCCGCGCAGGTTGTAGCGCACGCTGCGCCCCAGGCTCGGATGCGGGTAGGTGATGTAGGCCTGGCGGTTCACCGTGCGCTCGTGCGGCCGCCCCTCGAGCAGCCGCGCGCACACCTCGCGCGGCGGCAGCTCCCGAATCTCCTGCGCGCGGATGCGCATCCACAGCTCCGTGCGCACCAGCGGCGCCGCCCCCTGGCGCCGCACCCGGCTGTCGATGCGCGGCAGCCGGTTGCCGTTGAAGGCCGCCGCCCAGTGTGCCGCGCGCTCGTTGAGCGCCGCCACGCTGTCCACCGGCTCGAAGCGCAGCCGGCTCTCAAAACTCTGCTCCACCAGCCGGTTCGCGCTCTCCACGCCGCCCTTCACGTTCGGCCGCCCCGGGGCGTGCACCAGCGACGCCACCTCCAGCGCCTCCAGCAGCCGCTGTATCCCGTGCGCGATGTTCGCGCTGCCCGCGTCCCACTGCAGGATCCGCGGCACCCCGTGACTCACCCGCTCCGCCTGCCGCCCCCAGGTCCACATCAGAAACTCGAACAGCAGCGCCTGGCTCTCGCCCGCCGCCTGGTAGTAACGCACGTCGATCTCGCCGCTGGCGTGGTCGTAGCGCACGTAGCGCCACACCTTGGTGTCCACCTTCGCCAGCGCCGTAAGTTTGTTCTTGTAAAGCTGATCCTCGCGCAGCATCCGCTGCTCGCCGTTCAGGTAATAGAGCACGCACAAGGAGGGGTCGATCTGGTGCACGTGGTTCGGATGCAGGCTGCGCAGCTCCGTGAAGTGATCCGCCTGCTTGAGGCTCGCCGGATCCATCCGCCGCGCCCGCAGGTAGCGCCCCAGCTGCGAGGTCGATACCGGCAGCTCATGCCCGCTCGCCTCCAGGATGCTCGCCGCCGTCTCCAGGCTCATGATCCGGTTGCCGTTGCCCCGCTCGGACTCCCGATACACCCCGCCCAGCGTCAGCAGCGTCTCCTCGCTCACCGCGATCCGCCCCGCATCGCTGCGCCGCGCCCGCCCACTCTCCCAGCCGCCGAACTGGCGCAGGCGCCGATACACCGCATCGGCGCTCGCCAGCCCGTGGGCGGCCTGCAGCGCCGCCAGGATCGGCGCGCGCTCCCCGTGCCCCGCCGCCCGCAGGCGCTCGGCGGCGGCGTGCCATAGACCAACCAGCTCCGGATCGATGGGCGTGGGCATGACGGCTCTCCTTACTGGCGCGCCAACGGGCCAACCACCTGGTCGAGATGCCCCAGCACCCCGTACACCTCGTCGGCGAGGCGCTGCAGGTCCGGCCCCAGGCCGTCGTACCAGCCCTGGCACGCCCGCCGCACCATCGCCGCCTCCGGCGTCCCCTCCTCCGGGGCAATCTGCACGATCGCCCGCTCCGCCGCCTCGATCAGCAGCCCGATCCGCGTCAGATGCGCGCGGATCTCCCCGGTCAGATAGCCCGAGGCCCGCGGCCACTCCGCCATCGCCTCGTCCAACGGCACCGGCGCCAGGTCCCCGCTCTCGAGCCGCCGCACCTTCGCCTTCGCCTCCCCCAGCAGCTTCGCGCTCGCCTCGTAGTCCTTGCGGATCTCCGCCTCCGCGGCCACCGCCCGATCCCGCTCGCGCTCCGCCGCCGCGCGCGCCGCCGTGTGGCGTGCCACCAGCCCCGCCAACACCGACAGCGCCGTCTCCCGGTCGTTGTCCTGCGCCGCCGCCGTGATCGCCAGCTCCACCGCCGCCAGATCCTCCGTCGGCAACGCCCGGATTGCCCGGTAGTCCGCCTCGCGGAAGCCCAGCCGCTCGGTGGCCTCGAAAAGCTCGGCGCCGAGGGTCTGGTAGTTGGCGGCGAGCTCATGACACCGCCGGTAACTTAGCGGCATCTTGAGCGCGCAGAATTCCTCCAAAGTTGCGATGCGTCGCAGGTTTCCGTCCTTGTCCCGATAGGGGTAGTCGCGATAACTCTTTGTTTCCTTAAGAGTCAGGTATGTCTTGGCGATGAGCGAAGCTGAAACCGTCGCATAAAAGTCGATCGCGTCGAGGCGCCCGACCAGCCGCATCGCCTCGGAGTACTTGTCCAGCGCATCGGCCGCCAACAGCCGCGCCTGCCGCCCCAGCATGTCCTCGGTGGCCATCTCCTCGCGCTCCGCCGCCTCGTCCTCACTCATCAAGGGCCCCTGCTCCAACACCGTCATCGGATTCTTCGGCCTACTCATCGTCGCCTCCCGTTCCTGTTGTCTCCGCCAGCCGCCCGACCCGCGCCTGCAGCTCCTCGATGCGCTTGCCCGCCTGTCCCAGCGCCCGATGCAGGCGCGTGGCCCGCTGCGCGACCCGCACCGACGGCGCCCAGCGCCCCGTTTCCGGCCAGCGCGTCACGTACCCCGCCGCCTCCAGCGTCTGCAGCGCCCGCGTGGTGTAGCTGCGCCCCTCCCGCGCCGCCTCCGCCACCTCGCTCGAGGACAACCCGTAGGCCGCGTGGTCCCACAGCACGTCCATCACCCGCAGTGCGCGCACCACCGCCTCCACCACCCCGCGCGGCTCCGCCGGGATCATGGCGCCACCGCGGCGGGCGCCGGGGCGATGGCGGAGAAGTCCATGACCACCTGGCGCCAGGGTTGGCTGGGGTCGTCGCGTTCGTAGGCCCGGAAGTAGGTGACGCTGCCCTGGGCCTGCAGGCTGTCGCGGATGGCGCCCTGCGCCGACCGCCAGCGCGGGTCGTCGATGCGCACCGCCATAAAGTCCAGCAGGCGGGCGACGTTGAGCTGGCCGGTCTTGGGGTGGCGGCGGAAGGCGCGGTCGACGAGGGCCACCAGGGCGGGGGTGGCGTCGCGGGTGGCCTCGGCCAGGTAGGCGCGCACCAGGGCCTCGGCGGCGTGGATCTGCTCGCCGACCACCACGCGGTCGGCGCTGACGCGCTCGATCTTGCGGCGGCCGTCGTAGCTGACGAGGACGACGTTGCCGTTTTTGCCGCTGATGGCGACGTCGTAGTCGCTGGCGATCAGGGCGAGGTGCTCGGCCAGGCGGTCGAGCAGGTGGGCCTTGAGGGCGGCCAGGGCGCCGCTGACGCCGCGCATCTCGGCCACCAGCTCGGTGACCAGTTCGTCGCGCAGCAGCTCGACGTCGGCGATGTTGGCGAGGGGCACCAGGCGGCCCTGGGCGTCGGCACGGTAGCCGGCGGGGATGACTTCGGGGGGGGTGGCGGGGCGGACTGCGGGGGGGGTGGCGGTCATGGCGGTCTCTTGGGTTAGGTCGTAGGGGCGGCTTTAGCCGCCAGGAAATAGGGCAGTAGGGGCGGCTTTAGCCGCCAGGAAATAGGGCAGTAGGGGCGGCTTTAGCCGCCAGGACATAGGGGGTTAGGGTTAGAAACCCCCTCTCTGCCGGGCCACCAGGGCGGCTGGCCGCGCAGGCTGGCGGGGATCGGCCAGGCGCTGGCCGGGGGGTACTGGCGGGCCAAGGCGGCGGCGGCCCGGGCCTTCTGGTCCTGGGTGATGGCGCTGGCGTCGCCCGCCGCGGCGGCGGCCTGGCGGCGGGCGGCCCCCGCGCGCCAGCGGGCCCCGGCGGCGGCGCCGCTGGCTATCTGGCCACAGGGCCCGCAGCGATGCTGGCCCAGCCGTAGCCGGCGGCGCAGGCTGAGGTGGTTGAGATGGTCCTCCCGCCCGCAGCAGTGGTAGCGCACCGCATACCAGGCGGTGCGCTGGGTGGTGCCGGCCATCGCCAGCCGCAGGACGGTCACCCCGGCGGCCGGCAGGGCGGTGCCGGCGGGGTAATAGCCCCAGGCGCGCTCGATGACGCTGACCTGGCCGCCGGCGCGGCGGGCGGCGGCGGCGGCGCGCCGCTCGCAGGCCGGGCACAGGCGCCGGCCCCGGGCGCCGCGCTCGGCCAGGGTGCGGTGGCTGAGGGTGGTCTCCCGCCCACAGCAGTCATAGCGCACCGGGTAGGACGTCTCCCGCGTGAGGGGCGCGCGGCCCTGCAACTGGGGCGGGCCGAGGAGGGTGACGCCGGCGGCGGGGAGGGGGCCGACCGGGTAGGGGGCGAGGGTGGTCATGCCGGCACCCCCTGGCTATACCAATAGACGCGCACGCCGCCGAGCTGGGCGACGCAGCAGACGGGGCCGCGCCCGCCGCGCGGCGGCGGGCGGTAGCCGTAGGCGGTGATGATGCCGGGGCCGGGCTCGGCGATGAGGATGGCCGGCGCCGGGTGGACGTGGGCGCCGCGGATGCGGGCGCCGCGCCAGGCCAGCTCGGCGCAGGCGCGCATGACCTGCAGGGCCAGGCGCAGGGTGGCGGGGCGGGCGGGCCGCCGGGGCGGGGTCGGCAGGGCGGATAGGGCGCGGCTCATGGCGCCACCTCCGTCGCGTCCGCGCCGCCGGGGCCGGGGCCGCGCATAAGCGCCAGCACCGCGTCCAAGTCGGCCAGGGCCAGGTCCAGGTCCCAGTCGGTCAGTTCCAGCCCATTGGCGGCGTCGCTCAGCAAGGCGTTTAGCCAGCGGTAGCGGGCCTCTAGGGTCGGCCGCAGGGCGGCGAGGCGGGGGCTGGGCCTCGCGCGCCTGGATGGCGTGCCGCGTGTGCTCCAGCTCGCGGTCCATCTCGCGGAAGGCGGCGAGGAACTGCCGCTTCCAGGCCCGCGCGGCAGGGCCGGTTAACCCCATGACCGCGATGGCGAAGCCGTCATGGGTCAAGACGTAGAGCGGCCGGGTCTTGCCGCGCTCGTCGCGGTAATCTTGCGCCGCAAAATCGCGCCGCCAAGCCTCATCGGCGGTCTCGTTCAGGATGTTTCTGATAGCGCGTAGAAGGTGCTTGTGTTGGCGCTTGAAGTGCTCCGCCACCTTCAGGCTGGTGGTGTATACCCGGTCATTCTCGCGATGGACCAGGAGGGTGTCGGGGAAGAGGTCGGCGGTCATGGGGCTATCCTCGGACGGGGCCGGCGGCCCGCCGGCGGGGGGTGAAGGGGGGGGTCATGACCGCGGCCAGGCGACGGACCCAGGCCCACGCCAGCGCCCGCGGCGAGGCCGGCCGCGGCAGCGCGAGGCCGGGGCCGTCGGCGTCCAGGACCGCGAGCTGGTAGGCGACAAGGGCGGCGCGCCGGGCGGGGTTGACCCGGCTCGGGTGGATGGCCAGCAGCCAGCCCCCCCACCGCTCCAGCGGCATCAGGGTATGGACGCGGCCTTGCCGGTGGTGCGGCAGGCGCAGCCGCTCCCCGCGGGCCCGGTAACGCGGATCGCCTTGCAGCTTGCGGTGCTGGCTCGCCCAGCCGAGGCCGAGCTGCTCGACCGCGTGGCGCATCACGACGTACCACTGCCCGTCCAGCTCCACGCACAGGAGCTCTAGGTCGCGACAGTTCACCGTGGTGAATTTCATGGGGTCGTCCTCCGAGGGCGCCGGCCACCCGCCGGCGGGGGTGAAGGGGGGGCGGTCGGCGTGGCCGCCTCGACCTCGGCGGCACGCCAGTCGATGTTCAGAGGGATGCGGACCCCGAGATCCTTGGAGAGGTCGCGCAAGATGGATCGGGTCAACCGCCCGCGCGGCACGCCCTGGGTCCCCGCCCACCGATGCACGACCTGTTGCACGGTGCCGGGCGGATACCCGCGCGAGCGCGCCCACTCGGCGATCGACTGATCGCGCTGATAAAGCAAGCCGCGTAGTTGAAGGGGCGTCATTGGGCTAACCTGTAAGCATCAACGATGATTTATTACATAAGATAGCCCGCACAAATGAGCGCGTCAAGCACAAACGAGTACCTCGCCGTTCCCGCGAGACTGAAGAGGGTCAGGGTGCTACTGGGGCTAGGGCAGGGGGCTTTTGCTGATGCGCTGGGGATTTCTTTGCGCGCTTACCAGAACTACGAGAGAGGCGAGCGCGCGGTCACGGATGTACTCATTCGTGCGTGTTGGAGTGCGTACAGAGTCGACCCGGTCTGGCTCTTAACCGGCGAGGGGCAGATGTACCGCCCAGCCCCCGGGGCGTCGGCGCCGGACGCGCCCCCCGCGCCCTCGGCGCCGGTGGTGCCGGTGGTGCCGGCGGCCCTCGCGGGTTGGGAGCGGCGCATCGCCGCCCTGCTGGGCCTCATCGCCCAACTGGACGACGGCAGCCGGGAGGCGGTGTTGGCGGAGTGCTACACCCGCGCTGAAACGGCGCAACAGCTCGCCGCACTCCGCCAGGCCATCGCCGTTCTGGAGGCGCAACAACGCGCCTGAACCCGGCCCCGCTAGCCGACTGGCGGGCCCTGCCCCCGCCCCAGCGCGCCGCCGTCCTGACCCTGCTCGCCGCCTGCCGCCCCGCCCCCCCCGGCCCGCCCTGAGGGCGTCATTTCCTATCCCCTCTCCCCTCTCCCCTCTCCCCTCTTGCCTATCTCCTAATCTCCTCACGGGCCTTTCTCTGGACTGGCTTCTGACTGACGAGGGAAGGATGATCCGGCGGGGATCGGCGGGGATCGGAGGGGAGGGGATGGCCGGGTCCGGGCAGGGTGTCGCGGAGACTGTGGCGGAGGGGGGTAGGGGGCGGCCGACCCGTGAGGGTGCCGATCCGCGCATCGAGGCCCTGCGTCGGCTCCTCGACGACATCGCCCCCGAGGACCGCGCAGCCATCCTCGGCGATGCTTTTGCGCGCGCTGCGACGGCGCGACGCCTAAAACACTTCGGCAAAGCCGTGGCCGACCTCACGGCCCAGCTCGAGCGCCTGCAAAGCCAAAAAACGGGACCTAGAGCCCCGTCGTCACCTTGATGAAACCACCCCACCACCACTCCCGTGCCAGTTTTCGCGGTTACGCCTGAAGCAACGAAATCCCGCCCCCCGCAGTGACTCACCGCGCTTTCTGGCGATTTTTCGCGCTTTTTTCCTACCAATTATCGTGCACTGGAACAAGAATGGCCTCCTCGGCGGGGACCAGGGCGGCGCGGCTCCGGGCCTGGATCAGGATGCGAAAGAG